GGTGAGCCTACGGGGGGAAGATCAGAAGGTCCAACAGGTGCTCCAGTGTTAACGATTGAATAATCTGAAGGTCCAACAGGGGCTTGAGGTATAAAGGTTCCGTCAACATTCCCAAATCCTCCTACGGGATCGCCGGCGAGAGCTTTATTTACTTCTTCTGGTGCGCCCATGTCTTTAGTAACACCATACATCGACATCCCCGTTTGGAGTCCTTGAAGACCGGATTGAAGAAGGCTTGCTTGCTGGATCGGGCGATTGATCCGAAGTTGGTTCATCGTTGTTCGTGATGCTTCCTCCTCCAAGGTGAATGCGGATTGAGTCGCTTGTAGATTCGTCTGGCGATCCTCAGAGAACTGATAACGTGCTTCTTGTGCTGCGAGGTCTCGCTCTAACATATCCAAGGTGCGTCCACCTACACCTCCCTCTGTGAGAGCACTGAGTGTAGTGCTGGACTTTGCAGCCATCCCTTTGATCTGTGCTGCGTCTTTACGTTGTGCTCGTGCGATGCTCTCTTGAGCCTGTCTAAGACGAACAGCGGTGTTTGCTTTTCCTGCTCTGATTTGTTCAGCAGCAGAGGCTTGAGCTTGAGCTTTTTCTTGGGCATTAGCAGCGGCTCTTTGACCGGAATATGAGGTGGCAGCAGTTGCTATTCCAGTTATGATCGAGATCGGTTCACACATAAAGGGATGTTATTCGTTGGGGTGTATAATAAATAAGGAGAAATCGTTTTCTTTTGGCTCTTCAATAATAGCACCACACCATTTCAACCAGCGTAACGCATGGGTGTTCTCGGTGTGGACCTCGTTGACACAAGGAAGTTGGTAGTGGTTAACAATAAACTTAACCCACGCTTTGCTGGCTTTGGCGAACTCCTTCCCTGATTCTTTGATCAAGTCATCCGTGCAAAGCAACCAGATGTAATTGGTTTCATTAGGCATCAACGGGCCAACCCCGAAGCAAGCCAAAGGCTTCTTGGTTTTGTTGGAGCAGATAGACCACGTATGGTAATCATTAGCAAGTCCGTGTCGTATAGCGTCTCTAGGGCGAGTCCCTGAGCTTAACAAACACTCCAGCTTGTCAATCTCCCGCATGTTATCGCCTACGTCCTCGATGTCACTTGGGAGTGCAGAACGGATGTAGACGTTGTTATATTCTAGTTGAACGGGTGTGGACGTTGGATTCGTATTCACAGGACTGGAAGTTGGCGGTAAAGGCACTTGAGTTTACAATCTTAATAACAGACTCAGGTGCTGCTGTATAGATGGAAAACCTAAACTTACCTTCTTCGGAAGCTCGTGACCCCATCGCGTCTACGTTGATGTTAAAGGGACTATATGAATAGATTCTCTTGTCACGGGCGCGTGGTGTTACCTCTAGTTGGAACGCTGAAGCCTCGGAAAAGAACAACGTGCCATTCCGAAGGATCAACCGAGCGAGGCCCGAGGATGTCGGAGGGTTTCCTTGTTTGAACACAGGCTCACTCAAGGTGCATTCCATGTTGTATTTAAGACCCGAGAAGCATGTCTTGTAGAAGCCCTGGATGGTGGCGGTGTTGTTGTTAATTGAAACAATGTTCAGTTTCCTTCCATCCAAGTCATACACCTCAACTACATCTCCATTCTCTGGAACGAACCCGAGGTCAATGGTGATGTTCACTGCGTCAGTAACAACGCTCTGCGTGAAGGTGTGCTTCTTGAGGAGATCAAGGTGAATCGTAAAGCCTCCTGTGGTGTCGCTCTCCAAGCGTAGCTCTTCAAACTTAATCTCAGAGATCACTGACTGTCCGGCCTTGTCGCCTACACAGAACAACGAACTCTTCATGAAGTGCATCCCAATGACATCAAATGACATCGTTAGCTTGCCCCATGAACTCAGGACTTTCTCTCGTCCATTAAAGAAGTATTTGTAAAGGTAGATGTCCTTGCCTCCTGTGGCAAACGCCAAGAGTTCCTCTGAGGATGTTCCAGCAGAAAATAACACATCCCCTTTAGGAATATACGCAGGGATCTGTGTGGTGATCTCATCGGAGTCATAGACATCCGTGGTGGCGTTAAGGCTATACTCTTGGACTCCAAGGAACTCTCCACGCTCATACGGAAAGTAAACATACGATCCTACTGCAAGCGGGTCTGAGGTGGTGTCCGAGTTGTAGTTCGTGATGGCATTGAGTGTTACCGTGTCGTTGGTCAACGGGTCGCCCTTCAAGACGAACTGACCACGGTTACCAAACAATAACAAATTCTCTTGAAAAGCAATACTGCTACGGAGGTCAGTCACGTTAGCGGTGGCAGATGTTATGTCAATCGGAGCGGTATCCAGAAGAGTCCTTACGGTGGTCCTAAAGAAGTTGAACAGTTCAGCAGCCTCAGACAACACGATGACATCCTGGAAGATGAACCCAAAGCGGTTCTTGAAGAAGACCATGTTGTTGATCGTCTTGCCAACAAAGGACGGGAAAGGGTTGGTCTCATCGTCGCCAGCTTTCCGGCGTAACCATGAGGTAGTGTTGAGTGTGAAGGTGTTAAGAGCGGTGTTGACCAGTTGTAAAGGCAGGGTGTTAGCGTCAAAGGCCACTTCAAGGTCGGGGCCTACGTCTTCAACCCATCCACCTTCTCCAAATGCTTGTCCATCGTTACTCTCAAATCTAAGGTAGTAGTCATCTTCGTTAGCATCAGCGTCCCCTCGGACTGCCACACGGAATCCATCAGGTGCGCGAACCGGAAGGTCACTGAGGGCATCAACTTCTTTATGGACGAGTCCTAATCCAGATCCGTTGAGACCGTCGAAGGCTTCCACAAAGAAGTCCTTGCCGTCATTGCGGTTTATGATGATTGAACCGTCCTTAAGGGTGAATGAGTATTTCGAGGTTACGGCTGCGTTGTTTGTGTCTGCTTGCGTGTAATTTCCCGTTTGACTTTGGTTAGTAAGAGCGAGGTATAGTTCTCGCGCTATGGACGTAGAATCAGCTACTTGTTCTTTCGCGCTTCCAGTTCCAGTCGCGGTCTCAGTAACAATAGATACTTCCTCATAAGGAGCCGAAGAGCTAGAAGAACTAGGAAACTCAGAGAGTGTCTTGTGAGGTTGGGTCTCTGGAGCCGTGGGGTCTATTAAGTTGGTGTAATAATAAATAGTCTGTCCTGGATGAACCAACTCTACGCTAGTAACCGAACCACCTTGAATAGTGGTAACAATCTCAGGACGGACTTGCCAATCAACACCAGCAAAATCCAAAGTAGGTGTGTCATCATCTGCGTAACCTGTGCCTCCAGAAGCAACCTCAACAGACTTCAAGCGGTAGGAACGATTTTGAAGATTAGCTGTAAAAAACCCTTTGATGTCAACCGCTTCCCAAGTCAGCGTGAAGGTTGCGCCCGAACCAGTAAAACGTCCCACTTCACGGAACTTAAGACCATACTTCTTACCAAAGTCACCTTGCTTGATGAACACCAATGCGCGTGACTTGTCGAGAGCTTCGGACTTCTCCGTGCCTTTCGCAACAGTCTTGGTGGTGTTAAGAATGAACGTGCTGTCTCCAAGGGTGCGAGCCTTAAGCAGCTTGTGGGAGTCTGACGCAGGGAAAAGAGTGTCATCCGTTGCTTTCAGTTGGAGGTAATTGTTATTGATGTTATAACCACCAGTAACAGTGTTGATCGTTGCCTCATCTCCTGTGTCCACATTGAAAGCCCTAAGAACACCTTGTCGGTCGCTCTGGCTCCTGTGTTCAATAACAACCACATACCGTTCGGTCGCACTGCGCTCAATGAAGTGAATCATGTCGCCTTTGTTAAAGACGTTCGCATCGTTCAGATTCTTGATAAGCCGCGCAGGTGGACGCTTGGTGAGTCCCTTGGTGACTGTAGGAAGAGCATTAAGCTGATCCTCGCATTGACCAGGAATCCTGACCCGAGGAGACTGTTGGCTTACTCCTTGAATCAAGTTAGGGACGGATGTGGTTATGTTAGCCATGTTAGTGATTACGCAAGGTCTGTTCTACGGTTAATCCCGATGCGTCCTGCGGTGTCAAAGTTGTCAAAGATGGTGCGGTCTGAGTTGGTTCCTTCGGCTTCTTCCATAGCTGATTTAGCCATGATCTCGTCCCGATAGATAAGTGCTTCAATCTCCCGCGAACCAACAATCCTGTTGGAGAACATACGGGATGCCTTGAGTGTGATGTAACGGCGAGCCTGTTCGGGAAGCTCAGTGAAGTCGAGAAGGAAGGTAATGTCTACCTTGATCTCATCGATGGTGAAAGTCGTTGTGTAGTCCTTACGGTTGAACAGTTTGTTTCCTCGTTGGACTACATCGTGTGTGTTGTCTACAGCATCTACTTGGAGGACGTTATCAGGTAACACAATCTCGTTGGATGAGTTAGCCTCAAGTTTGTAGTCCTTAGCTGTGTTGAAATGCCACCCTTCTTGTTGAACCTCACGAGAGACTTCATCAAGAATACCTTTAGCTAGCGCCGCTGACGGGGGCAGGGCAGTTGTGTCTGCAATGGAGTTAACAGGAGATTCCGCGATGTATCCCAGCATGGTGTTAACCGCATTAAGTTCAGAAGTCAGGGTAGCCATAGTTGTTGTTATTATAAAAGAAAAAGGAAAGGGAAGGTAACACCCCCATCCCCCGAAGGGGACAGGGATGAAAACCTTGGGGTGGGATTAATCAGCGTCCTTGATTTCAAACGAAGCTTCAGGGCGAAGAACACCGTGGCCCATTGCATATTTAGCAACGAACAGGGTTCCTTGAAGCTCAAGTTTGTAATCACTCTCGGTCGCAAGGTCAAGAAGCTTGACAGTTCCGACAGCAGACGGGTGTCCACCAATGATGAAGGTCTTGGAGAGGTCACCGTTGTATCCGGTTCCGCTGCCTCCGAAGACATCGTTGTTAGAGGTATCGTCATCTTGGTCCTGTGCAGCCTCAGCGACAGCAACGTCAGCAAGGTGGTTGGACTTGAAGATGCGAAGACCAGCAACCATTGGAAGCGATCCAGTAGCAACGTCACCACGACCACCGAAGTCACGGTTGATTACCTCTTGGTCAGACTGGAGAAGTTTGTAGTAATCACCAGGCTTCAAGATAGCGTAACGCTGTCCATCGTTCGGGATGTCGTTCTCATCCAACTTCTGAGCAGCCTCAAAGAGCTTCTCTTGGATGACAGCAGCACTGAAGTCAGCAGCCTCTCCTCCGTCGATAGCGATACCAGCTTTGCCTCCACTAATAGTGGTAGCAGAACGAGCAGCAGCGACAAGAGTCTTCATGGTCGCAACATCGAAACGCTTGGCAAGAGCCTTACCCAACTCTTTGGCGTATATGCTTCGAACGTCGTAATGTGTTTTTAGTTCATCGATGTTAGCAATGAAGGAGGACGCAAGGAGAACATCATCAATCGTGATGACCTTCTCAGCGTGTTTAACAGAACTGAGGTAGCTGTTTCCAGCGTCAGCAATGTTTTCTCCAGCAGTGTGGTATTTAGCAGTCGCAATTCCAGTTACAGGGAACTGTGCAGACTTTCCGTTAGAGATGGTGCGGATCGTGTGAAGACCCTTCATAACATTCATCTCTTCAAAGGTGGTCAGGATTTCTCCTGAGAACACCTTCAAGAACAACGCATCGACATCGCCAGAAGCGTTGATTTGTCCCAAGCGGGACGCAGTAGTATTTCCGTTAGCCATAATATATGGTTTCTATTTTTGTTTTTGGTTTAAGGGTGTCCTCAATCAGATGTATCCAGTGGTCGGGTTCAGAGTTATTGATTGTCCACCTCGGTGGGTCTCATCTTCGGCCTCGTTACGGAGTCTATCGTTATGATGACGGTTGTTGTTTTAACACCACCAAGCTAGTAATGCAGCTTGTAACAATGGTGAAAGTTGTATCTTCAAAGTCAGCTATGTGGGTTTGCCACGAAGCGACTGTGATGTAATGATCGCCTTGGTCGATAACACAACCATAGACGGTGCATAAAATTGGACCATCCTCGCTGTCTTGAGCGTGGTCTAAAAAGTATATTTGAACGATGTCCCCTAGCTCTGCTTCTTCCGTTTCACACGGGCACTCGGGGTGTTGGCAACAAATTGCTTCCCTTTCGCGCCAGCACGTTTCTTCTTCTTCGCAGTTGCCGCACGTTGGGGTATGCTTAGGGATCTCGCTTTCGATAATGGAAGACATCTGTCTGGGTTCTTTTTGTTCTTTGAGGTTCCGCATTCGCCTTTGATCTTTCCATCGGTTCCAATACGGACCCAATTCTGGTTTCTCCATTTAGCTAACTCACCCACGGTTCTTGTTCTTTTTAATTGTTAACTTCGACTTCTTCTTCTTGCCTTTCCCGTAGTTCGGGTCTTTGCAATACTTTGATGCCGCCATGTTAGCGTAAGCACTCGGATACTTGTCGAACGTGCGTTTAGCCCATGAGATTCCTTTGGGGCAGATCTTGGCCATTGTGGGATTCAGAACTTGAATTAAATAACAACACTACTTTCAACCACCCTTAGTCTTCTTAAGCTTCAATCCAGAGCGTTTAGCATCCTTCTTGGCGGCTTGCTTTCCTTCGGCGGTATACGGGTATTTCTTCTTTCCTACTTTGGGCATTTTGGTTGTTGTTGTTATTGTTAAAAATTATCAGCACTTCCACCGTCTGAGTGCTAGGGCTTTCCTTGTGGGGCGACCTTTAGTGTCCTTCATCGGTCCTTTCGCTCCTGACATACGCGCACAAAAAGACCGCTTCCTTGGTCCTCCCTCTGGTTGCGGTCTCTTAAGATTACTACCTGTCTTTTGGTTGTAGTATTTTCGTCCCTTCTCAGTCAGTCCTCCTTTTTCGGACTTGTGTTCTTTTCTAAGGGACAATCCTTTTCGTTTACTGGGCATCGTTCTCTAGGTCGTTGATGTAGTGAAGTATCTCCCCCAAGGTTCTTTTCTCTTCGGGACTGAACTGATGT